ACCAGAGGAGAGAATACAATTTTTTATTAATAACCAAATGAGCGCCTTTATAAAAATGGAACGCGCTACACTAAAAAAGCAAAAAGAATATGAGCAAGCAAATGCCAAAATTAGAGAAACAAAGCAAGCCGTTAAACAAGCAAGTTTTGAGGAAACGGGTATCCGAGTTAGAGACAAGGCTATCAAATTTACACTCCCTAGTTAAAGATATAGCACACAACCAAGAGGCAATAGTAACCGCATTATCGTCAAACGAGATTAAAGACGTAGACGAGGCAGAAACCACAGACAAATGAATTACGACCTAATAGATAACATCGAAGTAGACGGAATAGATACAAACGACTATCCAGACTTTACAGACGCTTTTATAGTCTCGGCAGACTACGACGGCGAGGCAATGACAGACGCCCAAATAGATAAGCTAAACGAGGACTACAGCTTTGTGCATGACTGCGTATATACACATCTTTTTTAAATGACGATACCCGTAATATTTGACAACCCTCACGATTTTTTTGAGGAGGCTACAAAACAAGAGTATACAGATGCTCACGATTTATTCTACCGCAGTATGGTAGAGTATTTACTAGACGAGTCGATACAATATGTATGTACGTTTATTTATAACGATTACGAGAAGTATTTATTCGAGCCACAATCTGAGGAGGACGAGATAATACTCTCCAGAGATGCGTTGCTATACTTTGAATATATCGAGGAATACGAGACTTGTCAATTAATTTTTGAGGTTTTAAACTCTGAGGACTAGGTAGTTATAAAAAATGTTGTTTTTTGTTTGGTGGTAACAAATAATTGTTTGTATATTTACAAAAACAAAATTAATTAACTAAACTATTACATTATGAAAGCAGTTACAAGACAACAATTTAGAGACTTAGAGGGAACAGAAATACAAAAATACTCTTGGTACATTAAGGGAGCTAATTTACAACAAGAGGTCGCTCTGTATGAAAGAATAACAAGAGATTTAAAAAAGATATACCAAGTAGTAAAATAACTAACTAAAGGGGAGCTAACAACTCCCCACAACAACAAAACTATGGATTTAAAAACAGCACTAAACAGACTATTCGACAAAGACCTAGATTTAACACACGGGCAAGTATATAAGTTAATCAATATTATAGGAGAGCATTCAAGGCAAGAATGGAAAGCAGGATTTAACGCCGCAAAAAAATTAAAGTAATGAACTGGACTTTACAAATAGCTTTCCATTATCCGCACGACAGATTCCTATTAGGTTGGGAATATATGGCTCAAACCAAAGAGTTTGATTACACGACAATAAAGCTGTATTTATTTATAGCAACATTAACCCTAGATATTTAAACCATGAGAAAATATATACATAGACTACTCGTAAAAAATTCAATAGTACCTTATAAAACAATCACATTACAAACGGGCGTAATTGTAGACCACTACAGAGACGGACTCGTAGATGTAACCTCTTAATTTTTAGTTTTGTTTAATTTTGTTTTAGTTTGCCCTGCCTTAATTGGTGGGGTTTTTTTATATAAGAAACAATATATATTATAATTCGTTTATATAATAGTACTAATACTAATAGTTAGTACCTATTAGATATGAATAAATTATCCAAAGGTAACGGCGGTTGGTCTACAAAAGCCAAAGGTATAGACCGCCGTAAAAACCCATTCAAGCAATTAATAACAGAGGCAACCTCACAAGAGAACTTTATAGCCGTCTTTCAAACTTTAGAGGCAAGCGCGATGTCTGGAGACGTTCAGAGCGCAAAGCTCTACCTAGAGTATACAGTCGGCAAACCAATGCAGAGCGTGGATATAACCTCAGACGGCGGCAGCGTAAACATTCCGACGATTTCTTTTACCTCAGCTATTGACGTAACCCCAGAGAATGAGTAGCGTAAACATAAGCCCAAAATTTTCGCCCTTGTTTAATATACCCGACGGCGTGGATACGTTTATCATAACAGGTGGCAGATTCTCTCAAAAGTCATTTGCGACGTCTCTAAGCGCTTTAAATAGTTGCACGAAGTACGGGCATCGAATACTTTACAGCAGGTATACAAACGCCTCTCTAAAGGATTCTATATTTGCTGAGGTAGAGGAGAAAATAGAGCTTATGAATATGGAGAGCTTTTTTGAGTCGCAGCAAAATAGGATTGTCTCAAAATTCAATAAGAGTAAGATAGTATTTAAAGGATTAAAGGCAGGCTCTGGAGTCCAGACAGCAAACCTCAAGGGATTAAAAGATTTCTCGATGCTTATACTAGACGAGGCGGAGGAGATGCAAGACGAGGCAATCTACGATAAGATAGTGCTATCAATTAGAGGTAACGATGCAAGCAATCCAAATAGGAATATAAAGGTCTTAATCTTAAACCCTACAAGCAAGGAGCATTTTATCTATATGAAGTACTACGAGAGTAGAGGAGTGCAAGAGGGATTTAACGGAGTCAAAGATAACGTCTGTTATATACATACCTCTTACCTCGATTGCCTAGAGTTTGTACCCGACGAGATACTAGACTATTTCGAGGATATGAAAGTCAGCAATCCGATAAAATACAAGCACGTCGTTTTAGGCTCTTGGCTCTCAAAAGCTGAGGGAGTCGTCTATACGAATTGGCGCTTTGGCGAATTTAATCCCGACGGGTTACAGGTTATCTTTGGACAGGATTATGGGCACACCGACCCGACAACCTTAGTAAAAATTGCCATAGATAAAAAAAAGAAAATAATCTACGCAAAGGAGGAGCTTTACAAATCGAAGTTAACCATCTCCGAAATATACGCAATCAATAGACAGAGGGCAGGGCGCAACCTCATCATAGGAGATAGCGCAAGCGCAGGAACTATAGCAGAGCTGCAAAAGCTAGGTCTCAATATTAGAGGCGCTAAGAAAGGCGCAGGTAGTATAGCAACGGGTATAGCACTCATTCAAGACTATGAGCTTGTCGTCGATGCAGACTCTACGAATATGGCAAAGGAACTAAACAACTATATCTATACGGATAAGGGAGCGCAGTTAGCTTGTGATATGTACAACCATAGTTTGGACGCGCTGAGGTACGGCGTATTACACCTATTAGCTAATCGTGGCAAAATAGAAATAAGGTAAAGAAACAATACTAAGCAAAAATCGTTTTTATTATATGACAGAGACTATCAAAATTAGTGTACCCGAAAATATCGCAGATATTACTCTAGACCAATACGTCAAGTTTGAGGCGCTCAGAGCGCGAGAGGATAAGATGACGGAGCAGGGAATGATTGAGAGAGTTATATCTTTGTTTACAGGAATGAAAAAACAAGACGTCAAAAAATTAGTCTATACAGACTACGAGGGTTTGATGGCTCAGATTATATCAGCGTGTGAGCAAGACGTAGAATTTCAAGAGCGGTTTATGCTTAATGGAGTAGAGTACGGCTTTATCCCAAACCTAGACGAGATAACGACGGCGGAGTATGTAGACCTCAGCACTATAGGAATGGACTTTAAAGAGATGCATAAGATTATAGCTATCTTATTTCGTAGGGTTACGAATGAGGACGCTTTCGGCAACTATGAGATACTGCCCTACAAATACGATAAAGCTCTATGTGAGGAGATGCGAAGTTGCCCAATGAATATAGTTAACGGCGCTCTGGTTTTTTTTTGGAGTTTATCGAGAGAATTAAAGGAGGCTATCCAGAGATATACGATTCAAGCGGAGGAGAAAAGCAAGCGGTAGATTATTTCTCCAAATGGGGTTGGTACGTTACTATTGATATGATGGCAAGCAATGATATACTAAAAATTGACAAAGTGCTAGAGATTCCCGTACATGAGTTTCACACGTTCCTAGCTCATAAGTTAGACAGGCAAAATATGGAGGCAATATTAAGGAAAGGAAGTAACGTAACACAATTATAAAATGAACGCATACAGTAGACTATTAAGATATATAAGGAGTTTAGCAGAGCAAGACGTATTTGTTAAAACAATCACAACGGGCGCAGATATTGATTTGAATAAGGGCGATATATTCCCGTTGTTTAATATTGATATAACAGACGCAACCTTTAGCTCAAACGCGACGATTACCTTTAGCCTAAATATACAATGCTTAGATATTAGAGATATTAATAACGAGAATGTAAACGATAAGTTTTACCTAAACGATAACGAGGTAGATAACTACAACGGTACGCTCTCTTGCCTCAATGCGCTTTGGGTTAAAATGCACAGAGACTTTGCAGACAACAATATAACGGCGTCGGATAGTCCGACCTTGACTCAGATAACTTACTCAGATAAAAACCTATTAGACGGTTGGGATATGAGCCTAGAGGTAGAGATGCCAATAGACGAAACTAGCTTTTGCTTTTGGGAAGTATAGCTAAAATATTTGATACTCTAGGGAGTAATGTAGTAACGCAGGCAAGGGCTAATCTAAAGAAAAAAAAGAAAGGCGGCGGAGAGCTTGAGAAATCTTTAGGCTATAAAGTAAAGGGTAACTCTGTAGAGTTTACTCTAACGGATTACTGGGAATTTGTAGACGCAGGGGTTAAAG